AGGGTGGTTACAGAAGAATAAACGGTTATAGTTTATTTGGTGATGGTAGTTCTGCTAGACCTAACTCTTCTAATCAGATATATGGATTGTTTGTCTATGCTGATGGAGTAATAGCTGCAAGTGGTAGTAATATTTATTTTAGTCAAGATGGAACTAGTTGGATACAAATAAACAAACAAGCTAGTGGTGGTGTAAGTGGAACTACAGCTTTAGCTGCTGCAAGTGATGAAACTTTAACATCACCAGCTCAATATACTTTTGCATTATACGAAGGTACATCTATTTATGGTGACTTAGTTATGACAGATGCAAGTGGTAATAATAAACCATTTTTATTTAGAATGACTGGTACAGGTGCATTAGCTACTAGAGATTTTGTAGCAGGTGCTATAACAATTAGTAGTAATACAAAAGCTAAATTTTCTACAATACACGGAAGACGCTTAGTAGTTGCAGGAGACCCAACAACACCGAACACAGTTTATATTAGTACTCTTAACAATATAGACCAATTTACAGGTGGTAGTTCAATAACATTAGAAGACCAGATAGTAGGTCTCAAAAGTTTCCGTAACGAATTATTTATATTTTGTAAAAACTCTATTTTTAAATTACAAAATGTTGATAGCTCATCAGATTTACAAGTTGTACCAGTTACTAAAAACGTGGGTTGTTTAGACGGACAAAGTATTCAAGAATTTGGTGGTGACCTAATCTTTTTAGCTCCAGATGGATTAAGAACAGTTGCCGGTACAGCAAGAATTGGAGATGTGGAGTTAGGTACAATAAGTAAAGCTATTCAGCC